ATAATTTATTTTTTAGAAAGATTTAAAAAGTTTTAAGAAATTTAAGAAAATAAAAAGATTATGTACTCGATTTCCTTAAGTAGCACAATATACAAAGTGATTACTATATATTTTTAAAAGGTTATAAGAGATTATAAAACGAGTACATAATTTATTTTTTAGAAAAGTTTTAGAAGTTTTAATAAAAATAAGAAAATAAAAAGATTATGTACTCGATTTTCCTTAAGTAGCACAATATACAAAGTGATTACTATTTATTTTTAAAAGGTTATAAGAGATTATAAAACGAGTACATAATTTATTTTTTAGAAAAGTTTTAGAAGTTTTAATAAAAATAAGAAAATAAAAAGATTATGTACTCGATTTCCTTAAGTAGCATAATATACAAAGTGATTACTATGTATTTTTAAAGATTATAATATTAAAAAATAAAAAGATTATTTACTCATTTTCCGAAGTAATATAATATATATATATTTATAAATATATTAAATAATAATATATATCATTATGCGATTACTTAGTTAATATCTGTCAATTCATGTTCGAAACAAAGATTATGAACTTTAAGAGAACAAGTACGTCCAACACGTTGTGCTCTACCAATTGCTTGCTGTTTATCAATATCCATGGAATGTAATATAATTACATCTGTAGCACAATTTATTTCAATTCCAGAACCTGCATATTGTGTAGTTAATAATATAACATTTGTATTACCATTCTTAAAATTATTGAGAACATTCATCATATGACTTGTGTGACCTTTTAAAGAAGCATATGTAATATTATTAGATGTAAGAAGTTCCATTATTTTAGTGAAAGCATCAACACGACTAAATACTATAAATTTACCATCTCTATTATTTTTAATTAATTCAATTAATGTATCCTCTTTATTTAATATACCTTTTCCTAAATTATCAATAATATTATTATTTTTACAAAGAATATCAAGTTTAATAGGAACAATAGCAGTTAAATTATCTGTACTTTTAATTTCAGCCCTACATTCAGGACATTTTTTTATATTACCATTTAATGTATTATTATTAAGAAATTTAATAAGACAAATACCGCAAAATATATGAGTACAATCTAATATAATAGGATTCGTAATATTATCAAGACAAATAGTACAAGTTTTATTTTCTATTTCAGAAATACGTTCAGTTAAATCTTTTAATTTACCTAACAAAATATTTAATTCTGTATCAATAATTTTAATTTTATTTGCTTTAACTTCTTCGCTAATACAAAGACCCGAAACATATTCTTTTTCTTTTTCCTTATTAAATATAGATTTATTCATATCAGCACAAATTAATTTTGCTATCCCTTCTTCAGTTTCATTTTTTCCACCCAATTCTTTTATAGCTCCTGAAATATCATTTGCGTTTATTTTTTCTAGTACGTTTTGATTAATAAAGTTTTTAATAACATTCAAAAATTTAGACATTTTGCACAAATAATATTTTTCAATAATTGGAGGTACTTTAAAACTTTCTCTAACAAAGTTTTTATTACATTTAACTAATAAATAATTAATATAATCTTCTTTTAAAATATCTTTTATATTATAATATTGAGAATATGAAGTTGACGAAATCTTATCACAAATATTTAAGTAAGTACCACTTATTAACCAAACAAATAGATAACTGAAAATATCTATTTTATTTATAATATCATGACATTCGTCAATAATAATACGTTTCCAACGATTAATAAACTTATCTATATAACCATCATTATAAAACTCTAATAATTTTGATAATGTAGTATTTTTAATAAGAACAACATCATATTGATTGAAATATTCTATAATATCATTTTCATTTACAAGGGTTTTATCAGGTAAATATTTTTTAATAAATATTAAACTGTCTATAGCAATGTATTTTAAGGTTGTATCGTTTTTAAGAGTTTTTTCCCATTGTACGTATACAGGACCTCTTGGAACAATTATCAAAGTTGATGAAATCATTTTTTTTACATCAGGTGCTTTCTTATTATTCGTTACAGCAGTAAAATAATTATATGCTTTTGAACTATGAAAACTATGTGTCATAATATCATTAACATGAATATTATATAAAGGATTTTGTGCTACAATTGAAAGTGCTGTAAGTGTTTTACCATATCCAACCATATCACCTAAAATACCTATATTTGTAGAAATCTCAATATTATCTGGTACAATATATTCATTTATATTATTATATAAATTATTTTTATAATGTTTATAATTAATTGTACCAACATTTTCCATATGTATAGCTTTATATAAAGACGCAAGTTGATGTGGTTTAAGACTTCTTTTAATTTTAATAGGTTGGTTTGCTCTTCTTGACAAAGAATCTATTTCAATGTCGTATATTAATTCATTATTTTCTTCTGACATTATTAAATGTTTAGTTATTATTATATAATAATATTTTTATATTTATATCAATTTTTTAGAAAAACTTATAATCCTAAAATGATATAAGAAATAATATATAAGTTTATATATATAATTATGCAAAGTGAAATAGTAGATATTACAGAGGTAGGTCAAATAAATGATGATAGTTTAATAGATCAACTAGCAAATGTCGTTAAACCACCAATTGTTAATAATAAGAAAATTATATTTGCTTTGCCTGGTGATAACTTTAGTTCTAAGTTTTTGATTGCATGGACTTCGACAATTAGTAAAATATGGGAGACTAAACGTTATGATATTATGATTTCTCCCGCTACAGGTTCATTCGTTCCATTTGTAAGAATGCATACATTAGGTCTTGAAACATTGAGAGGATACGAACAAAAACCTTTCGGAGGTCAAGATTTTGATGTTTGGATAACTATTGATAGTGATATTATATTTACACCCGAACAAGTAATATCACTTATCGAGTCAACAGATCATCATCCTGTAGTTTCAGGTATGTATAGAATGGCGGATTTGGTTAATTATGCTTTTGTTAAAGATTGGGACGAAACCTTTTTTAAAAGCAACGGTACATTTAAATTTTCTACACCTGAAGAAATAGAAAATTGGAAAAAAGAAACGTCTTTCAATTATTTCCCTGTTGTATATACTGGAATGGGATTTATGGCGATAAAAAAAGAAGTTTTTGATAATATGAAATATCCATATTTTGATTCGGAATTGCATGTTATTACTTGTGATGATGGTACAGTTATTAAAGATATTTGTAGTGAAGACGTAGCATTTTCTAAAAATATTATTAAAGCAGGTTATCATATTATGATTAACACAGATATTCGGGTCGGTCATCTTAAACAATTGGTTATTTAAAATATTATTTAAATTATAGAATAATGGAACTTTTGTTTTTATTAATTAATAAATTAGGTGTTTATACTCCAATAATTTTATTAATATTATATTTGATATATTATTTTATATCCAACTCATTCATATTTATATTCTTTATTTCAATTGGATTTTTTATAGGATTGTATATGAGTAATATAATTCGTGAAAAAATACAATTTTTTTCTATTTTATTTTAGTTTTATAAAGGAAAATTTGATTTCGATGATAATTTATATCCTTTATTTTTCAATATATCTTCTTTTTCTTCTCCAAGAGATATTTTTTCTTGTTGAAATATTTTTTCTTTTTGTGATCTTCTTTCTTGCTGAACTTCTTCAATGTTTTTTTCTTCTACTTTTTCTTCTTCTTTTCTTTCTATTTCTTCTCCTCGTAAATCTTCTGTTTTTTCTACTCGAACCTCTTTTATAATTTCTTCTCCTCGTAAATCTTCTGTTTTTTCTACTCGAACCTCTTTTATAATTTCTTCTCCTCGTAAATCTTCTGTTTTTTCTACTCGAACCTCTTTTACAATTTCTTCTCCTCGTAAATCTTGTGTTCCTTCTCCTCGAACCTCTTTTACAATTTCTTCTCCTCGTAAATCTTCTGCTTTTTGTTCTTCTTTACGAGAACTTCTTAATTCATTTTGAGGTCTCTCTTCTTCCATAAATCTTAATTCTTCACTTTTTTTAGAATTACTTTGAAATATTTCTGGTATATATGAATATTCTTGAGGTTCTGATACTAAATTGGTTTGAATATGAGATGATTGTGATATTGTATCAGTTGGTGCAACAACAGGCTGTAATACAGGAACTTCAGATGGAGTTGAAGACATATTCATATACCAATAAATAATACTTGAAATAAAAATAAGTAAAACAAATATACCTATTCCTATTAATACCCATTTAAATTTACTCATTATATTATCACTTTCTATAACCTCCTCTTTTTCATCTGATTTAGATACATCTGATTTAGTCGTATCTTCTTCAACATCTTTTATACCGTCTTGTTTATTATTAGAATTTACTCTATCACTAATAAGTTTATTTAAAGCGGCAGTTGATAACTTATTACTTTCTTCAGAAGATACAAACCTTTCTAATATTTCTAACTTTTCAATTAATTTATTATTATTATTTTTTTCAAGAGATGCAATTAAAGATTGAATAATAGTCATTATATATATAATACCCTTCTATATTAATAAATCAATAAAAAATAATATGTTTTTCTTCTTAATAAATAAGATAATACTATATAAATGGAACTATCGACATCTGTTAATGTTAAAAGATGGATAAGTGAAAATGATTATAATAAATATGTATTTGATGCAAATATTAATAACACATATGATAGTAGTTATATAGTCATTAGAGAATATATATTTCAAGATAATAATAATATAGATGCACTAAATAAAATAGCTTATTATATATTAAAACATGAGAAAAACAACAAAAAAATAGATATACCTTTTTATTGTTGGGGGGAAGATAAAAAACCAATATCATTTTATATAAAAAATATAAAATGGAGTGGTTATAATGTTAATCCTTTTAAATCTAAAGATAGAAACTCAGAATTATTAAAAGAACCAATAGAAATAATAGAAAATAATACATTATTTAAAAGAACTAATATAAATATTGTTTTTTTATCAGACTTTGAATATAACATTAAATATTATTTTGAAAAAAATATTAATAAAGAAGAGTTTATTAAAAAAACAAAGGAATTAATTATTAAAGAGGAATTATTAATATCATTATATAAAACAAATACAACTAATATAGATATTTCTTCTGAAGAATATTATAATATATGTTTTGAATCTAAAATAGAAAATGTAGATTCATTAATAGTTATTTTCGATAAACTCAATACTAATAATAAAATGCAATTAATACAATTAATTGACGATAATTACAAAGTTATTTATAAGTTATTTAAATATCATACATTTGAAAATGAAAAAGAACTATCTATTATTTTTAATCTAAACAATGTAAAAGAATTTGGATGTATTAATATATATTATTATGGTAAAAATGCTAAAATGTCTATATTTAGAGATGGTCGTGTATTAATATATTTTAAATATTCTATCGATAATGGTAAAAAATGGGATAAAGTATTAAGTGATAAAAATGATATCGCATTATATCTAAAAGAATCTTTAAATATAGATTTAATATTTAATGAATCCGATATTAATACAAGAATTAATTATACAATAGATAATACTGAATATTCGGCATTAATAAAAAATATAGGAATATTTACTAATATATTTGAAGCTATTATATTTAAAAAAGAAAAGAAAAAGAACAGTGGGTTCTATGCTTATAAAAGAACTTCAGAATTTACAAATAGTGTATTTGATATTACATCATATATTAAATCTCGTATAATAGTTGGTATGACAGAAGATGACATTATAAAAGAACTTATTAATTTAGGATATACAAAATTAGAATCAATACCAATTGTTAAAAACGAAATTAAAATGATTGGAGATATAGGTTTTAATAATTTAGATAAAAATGTTAAAATTATTGATGGTACATATATAGTTGTTAAAAAAGGTGTTGGTGGATTTGAAATAGATATAAAAAATTGTAAAAGTTATTTTGAATTAGAAAACTTAAAATATTGGTTAATAAGAATTATAGAAAAGTCAAGAGTAGTATTAAAGAAAAATCCTCCTAAAAAAATAATAGTTCCTCCAAAACAAAAAACTATTTCAAAATCATCTTCTTCATCAAAGTCTTCAAATGATGATTTTGAATATTTTGATATTGACAATATAGGTACACATAAATCAAAAGGAGGTGTTCGTGATGCATTAAAAAACGATAATAATAAAAATTATTTAATTAATCGTCTTAGAAATGCTGATAAAGAACTATATAATGATAAAAATAAATCTCGGAAATGTCAAAAACAACATCAGCCTGTTGTTTTATCAACAGACGAAATGGATATTCTTAAGTCAAAAGGTTATGATAAACTATTTGACAATGTTATAAAACATGGTAGTAGTGAAGATAATCAAAACTTTTATACATGTCCTCGCCTATGGTGTCCTATTAGTAAAATACCATTAGATGAATCAATGTCAAACCCTAAATGCCCTGTTGATAACGAAGAACCAATGTATATGAATAAAGATATGAAAAATATAAATCTACCAAGATATGCATATTTAATAAAAAATATAAATATACCTTGTTGTGGAAAGAAAAACCCAGAAATAGATAAAAAAATAATAAAAAATAAAAAAAATATTGAAAAAGATATTCAAGATATTCGAGATATTGAAGATATTGAAGATAAAAATTATATTATGAATAAGTTTCCATTACCTTATCAAGGAAGATATGGAGATATACCAAAAGAACTATATAATATATTATATCCAGATAACTTCTTAGAATAT